CTCTGGAGCATTTCTTTCTTGATCTGACGGCCTTCCTCTTCGGAATCCGCGTATTCCATAGACTTTTCGCATGCATCGAGATTCTCATGCAGCTCGTCCGTAATCTCGTCAACATGTCTGGTGGCCATGCAGGCAGTTACAACGCACCCAATACCAGCGCCAATACCGCCAATAAGAGCAAGCTCAGGAGATATCTTCTTTAAGCCAAGATACGCCTTGCTTGCAATAGTTTTTACAAAATTAAGATTCATAGCAATTTCCTTTCTAAAATATCAAATTTGATTACATCCTGTAATCACTCTAAAGGCAAACATTTAGGCAGCTCGATAATATATCCGCGGCTTGGAGAACCGCTTACTCGAGTGCCTTTAAGATCTGTCCATCCGTACTTAGAATCTGTAAATTCGGAAGTAATACCGGCAAGATCATAGAAATCCATAACCGTAACACGATCGTATCTTCCAAGAATATCAAGCATGTTGTCCAGAACCAGTTCCGCTTCTCCACGGCTATCAAACACAACTTCCTCAAAGTTGTGGGCAATTCTAGAACGGCCGTAGGAGGGCATACGTTCGCGTCTGTCGTTTCCTGAGAAATATCCTCCATAGTTTATCTTGGAGCCTAAACTGTTCCCAGAAGGCTTTTTGGGGCGTCTGGTGACCTCTCCGAACAACACCATGCTGATTGCGCTATTTACGAGATCCGCAAAATTCTCTTTAAGCGCCGGAATAGCCACATCATAAAGCAAATATTTCTTGACGTCTCCAACATTTTCGGTAAAGAAAATATCACTAAAGCGCTTGAATACGCCGCGCTTTTTCGTCGATACCTTCCCGCTTACAACCTTTTCCGGTCGTCTGGCCTCAAGGGCTTCCTTTTCCTGGTTATACTTTCTAGAATTGGGTTCCACATCAGGAATATCCATATATTTTCCTCCTTATTTAATAAAAAAAGAGGCTGTGATTAAGCCTCTTTGCTGTTTTTGATTTCGTTTACAACCTGGTCAATTTTTTCATCAATATACGCGTCGGTCTTGTCCGTTACCATATTAGTGAGAATATAAGAGCTCACACTTGCACAAATCTTGAGCGGGATTGCCACGCCAGGCCCGAAAATATACATGCCGCACAAAGCTCCGACAGTCAGTCCATTTCCGAGCATTGTGATGAACTTCAAGCCTTTTTTAGTCAAATCAATAATAGTCATCGTTAAAAATAAAAAGGATAAGTCCTTGCAGGACATATCCCTTTTGGCCTTCCTTTCTTAAAATTTTGTGTTTAACGCTTAGCCTTCGCTAGAAGAATCGGTTTCCACGGAATTGCCAGAGTCGAGTTCGGCGTCGGCATCGCCCGTATATTCCAGGCCGGGGCAGCAGACATCCGCGATCTTGTCTTTATTCAGAATACCCAGGACAGCGCCGCCCGCCAGAGCACTGACTGTCAGAATCTTATTCTTATTCTGCCAGACCCAGCGTCCAGCGGTGCGGATACCGCCGAGGATCTTCTGTCCAACATTCACCTTCGCGGGTGCCGGAGTTGCCTCCGAATCGGGAACAGGCTCGGACTGAGTCTGATCCGCCGTCAGTTCATCCCTGATTTCCTCATTGACATGCTGATTCTTGTTTTTGTTAGACATAATAGTTACCTCCATATAATAATTTTAATTATTGGTTTCTTGCCATTATAGAAACTGTATTTTTTGCGACTTTAACGCCCTCTCCAAGGCGTATCAGTCTCGTCATCCGTATATTCGGATCCGTAGTCGTCTGAAATATCCAGATCCCATTTGGGCCCGCCATTTTCGGTGAAGCCAATCACGCTATAGGTCTGATCGTTATCAAGTATGCCCGCAGTAAACTTAAGCTGCATCATGCGATTACGCCAGCCCATATCTTTTCCGAGATTCGGGCCCATTCGCTTGCCGTTGAAACGTCCATCGAGCGGCGGCAGCTCAATATATCCATACCAGTCATTCAGAGATGCTACGGCTTCTTTTCCGCGCTGCATCTGCTCGGCCATGGCATTGTTAAATTCGTCCCGCATCTGGCGAATATACTCCAGATCACTCAGGAAGAATCTCTGGCCGATCGGGTCAAAACAAAGTGTATTGCCTTTGCCGGTGTTATATACGGTCGAAATATCAAAGCAATCCCCAGCCGCCTTCTTTGCGTCATCCTGGATTATTTCATCCTTATATTTCTGAAGTTTCTTCTCTCCGTCTTTTTCAAGAACTTTTTGCTCAAGTTTCTTGAGCTCATCTGTCTTGGTGCTCAGTAAAGCCGTCGCCGTCGCCAAACGCCTCAGGTTCATATGATTTCCACCAAAAATGGCCACTCCACCGAGAATATCTAGGGCTGCAATCTTCCAATAGTGCTTGGCGATGACCTTCGTCTTCTTGACAAAGTATTCCTTATGAGTGAGCTCTTCTTCCTCCAGAATATCAAGCTCTTCCTTAGCTACAGGAGCCTCTTTAATAGCTTCCACCGTAGCGCCAGCCATCATGCTAACGCCAATAACTGTCAGAATGGTGGGCATATTTTTTGCGGCCCACTTACCGACGACTTTGACGCCATCTGTAATAGTCTTAAAATTGATCATAAAATATCAGTCCTCCTTGTCTCTATCTGCCTCTCCGTATAAAAGGTCATGATCCAGTTGCCGAATGATGTCATTTACAACCTTGGAACTCATGCAATGCATGCAAATATAGCCGATTTCTTTTTTCTCAGTCACTACCGCAAACGACGGAAATGTAACAGCATTCCCGCAATATATGCAGGTATCAGGCATTTGCGCTCCTCCCAGTAATCTTAGCGAGCCATGGGGCGTGCTTATCCTTCAGTTTAAAATATCCAAGGTTGTTTTTGTGCGTCTGGTAGTTTGAGAACCATAGAAGCCTCCGCTCGTTAACGGCCTGCTTCTTTTCGCTCATTTCCGTGCGATTCTGTTTCTCAAGGTTTCGGCGATACTTTCTCCCGGGATGTTTTCTCATAACGATTTTCTCCTTTCAAGAAAAAATAAAAGAGGGCAGCGTTGAGCCACCCTCTTCATCTTCAGGCCTGTATTTTTTGCGAATTAGGCACCGAGATCCTGCATCAGCATCTTCCAGGCCTGCTCCTCGGTGAAGCCTGCATCAACACACGCCTGATAACGGATACGCTGCTTCGTAGCGGCCTCATTTTCACGCTGAATAAGAGTCTGAGCCTTCTCCTCCTCCTGCATTTTATTGACGGCCAGAGCATACTCATCCTTGGCGGCCTTGATCTTATCCCTCATGATCTTCTTGAGCTCGATCAGCTTGTTCTCACGATCGATCTCCTCCTGAGACTTAGGAACGGGCATAATCACATCATCACAATTAATATTAAACTGAGCCATTTTATTGTCCTCCTTATTTTTATTAATATTTTTATTATAGTCTATAACAAATATTGCAATTTTGGTGGCTGCTAAATCTACATCAAATCCTGGTGCATACTGGTCGATAAAGAATAGATATACACAGCCAATTTGCTTATCAAATATCTGTACTTTGATCCTTCGCGTTTCGTAATCGTCTGAAATATTGATTATAAGCTGGTCACAGTCTATCTCCCGTTCGTCAAAGGCTTTCCAAATAGCTTTTGAAAGCTGAACATATATGCTCGGAGCTGGTTTTGAAGTGGCTTCTGGATCTGGATTTTTAGAAAGATATCTTTTGAGGGACTCGATTCCTTTAGCATAGATTTCTTTCTTTCTATACATGATTGCAATATATTCATCGGCGATTTTTACGCAGTCTGATTCGAGAATCAATTTGCCATTATCAAAGTAATGAGTATATTTACGATCATCGCGAGTTTTGATTTTGATATAATATTGATTGCTTAGACCATCCCGCGCTATGTGAGATCTACAATATACATCGGCAGCCGCTTCTTCACAGTCCATACGAGAACAAGCTTCCACGATATTTCGTACGATTGCCCCCGGGGAAAGCATATTAAATTCGTCCTGCATCCATTTCTCCTTCCTGAAAAAATAAGAGAGAGCAGCTTGCGAATTAGGCACCGAGATCCTGCATCAGCATCTTCCAGGCCTGCTCCTCGGTGAAGCCAGCGCGGACCAATGCGTCATACCTGTCCTTAAGATTTCTCGCAGCCTTATCCTCTTCAGCGATGCGCTTGGCATTCTCCCGCTCCTTATTAAGAGCGTCCACAGCCAGGGCGTACTTATCCTTTGCGCCCTTGATCTCATCCTCCATAGTGCGCTTAAGCGTGAGGAGCTTCTGCTCGTACTCAACCTGTTCTGCAGTCTTGGGGACCGGCGCATTGGTGCATGCATCTTCAAAAGTAAACTTAGTAGCCATTTTATTATCCTCCTTATTATTTGTGTAGTGTTTCATGACATACATATAGTATGCGGCGTCAAGATTATCTTTTATTGTTGCGCATTTTTTCTTAAGGCGTTCCATTTCTTCCTGTGTTGTGGCGTTAGGGTCATGGTAATAGACTGGCGCTTTATCGCTAAAAGCCTGCTTGAGTTTGTTCGTGAATTCTAATCTTCTGGAATATGCGGATATAAACTGTTCGGTGATCATTCTCGCGCTAAAGCGGGGATCAAAATATGGGGCAAATGGATCAAGCTGGTATGAATATATATTCCCATCTTGGTCCTTAATTCTAACTTCGATGCGTCTTTTTATAGTATTTGGCCATAATTCGATTTCTATGCCATCGCAATCGAATTTTAGATCATCTAAATAGTCCCATATAAATTGTTCAACTGCTTTTATGGTTTTGTTATACACAGTTGTCTCTGCTTTAATCGTGTTGTTAAGCGCTTGCATTTGGTTATATTTTTCTATAAACTGTTTCGTAATTATTTGAGCGCTAAAGTCACAGCTAAAGTCCTTGGCGAACGGGTCGATCTTATAGGGATATAAACGGTCGTCTTCATCTGTGAGTCGAACTTCAAGTGTGCCATTTTCAAGATCAGGCTCAAAGCTAATGCTTATGCCATTACAATCAAATTTTAGAGCATCTAAATATTCCCGTATAAGCTTTGCAACTCGCTTCATGACAAAGCTGTATGCTCTTGACTCTGTGATTTCCATGCTTTTGCCATTCCTCCTTCCCGAAAATATAAACGCGTCCATTTAATCCTCTTTTTCTCTAGATGGCTGATCTTGCGGCTCCCGAATTAACATTTGAACGCGTTTTCTGTCATTTGTGATTCTATCACATTTATCGATAGCTTCCGAAGCGGTCATCGGCATTTCCGCATACTTGATCACATAAAATTTTTCATTAATGAGCCGATCAGATTCGCTTCGAAGTGCAAGAAGAGTCTTATCATTTTCCAGAATAGACTGTTCTTCTTCCGTCATATTTCCCCCGGCATTCATCATACATAACGACGGAGAATTGGAAGAAGCACCTTTCTGCCGGCCAATAAGCTGAATTTCTCGATAAGTAATTCGTCTGCCTGCTTCCGCAATCCGAAAATCAATGTTGGTGAGATACTCATTGTATTCCTCAAAAGTCATAATCATTTGCCATTTCTCCTTTCAAAAATATCAATTATTATGTAAGTTATCGGTTGCCTCCTGTTTCAGCCAGTCAAGTATGCATTGGTGGCAGGCTTTATCGGGTGTTTTGCACGTGCCACCAATACATGACGCAGTGCATAAAAAACCATTAAATACAGAAGCCATCTCGCTTTCGTTTCTTGCGTGTTTGATTTTGTCGGCGTTAGTGATGGGTTTCGGCTCCTCATTTCCACATCGTGTGCAAATTCATAACCCAAAATATGAATCCCAGACCGCAATCCCTCCACATTTTTTACAGATATGGTTTTCCATCACTTGCCCTCCTCATATCTTACAGGCCGAATTGTGTCTGCCCACAGCGGTATACCACACACAGGGCATTGAATATGACAAGTGAACACTTCGGATTTCTTGTACTGAATCTTTGACTTACACTCACAGCAAGTTACCTCGTAGATTGGCACTGACTTTTTCTCCGTAACAACCATTACTTTTCCTCCTCTGCCGGGATGATGGTGGGAGCAGTTTTTATAAACTCCATAAATAGTCTATATCGTTCAGCGCCAATAGAATCCGGCGGAAATTCTTTTGCCATATCTTTTACTTCTTTGGCGAGTCTATCCAAATCACCAAGTCTCCCATGCGGCGGGACGGAAATAGCTTTTCCGACATAGCACCCCATTACATCTTCAACCATCCCGTCAGGCCGAATTGCGACAATCATTGGACCACCTTTCGGCATATTCATGCCCTCGATTAAGATGCTCACTTCTTCAACTCCTCCAAGATTTTTTCAAGCACATAGCCGTTGTGTAAGAGCAAAAACAGTACGGCAAATTCAAACAGTATGCTCATGCTCGGTCCTCCTCCTCGATAAAATGTCGAACTTTTTCTTCATTGAGAAGACCATTTCCTTCCAAGAAAGCGATCAACGAATTAGGACATTCTTTGACCCTTGGGGTTTGGCTTCTAGCCCACTTATAAAACATTCTTTCAAGTTTCAGCCGATCAGAAAAGAATAGCAAAATATCACTCCTTCTGCTTTTCTTTAAAGAATTTGTCAATATCAAACCATTTATCTTCCATAATATTTCCGATTACTTTTAGCGGACTACCCCAAGCTTCACATTTAACACGAACAAGTTTTCCAGCAAGATCTTCCCAGGTATCTACGCCAACCACATCCATAATTCTCATCATGGCTTCTAGACCTTCGCCTCGATCTCCTGAGAATTCTTTAGAACCTAAATATCCTTTTCCTATACAGTATCCACCATAACTACAGCACCAACCGCAAGCTTCTAAATCAAGATAAAAGGTTAAAACACCATGATCTGCCATGGTGATTCTAGTGGATTCAATCCGAGCATTTTTTGTTAATTCCAAAATATCACTCCTTACCAATACGTGTAATTCACAAATTCAAACTTTCTACCAAATTCTTCGGGTGTAAATCGAATAAGTTCTGATAGATTATTATTTAAATAGAAAACACAAACCATGTCGATATACGCTTCACGCAAATCATCGTAAGACATAATTGGTACTTTCTCGTTGGCAAAAGCGTAGATTTCATTATGTCTAAACGGAAGGCTCTTAGATATAGGCTCGTCTATTGTCGCATATACTTTTTCAAAAAAGAAATCTTCTTTTGGTCGGCACAAAGTTACCATGAGCTCATTCTCCCGGTTTTTCGGCTCTTGCTTTATGGTACAAAGTTGAACTCTTTTGAAATTGCGCTTTCGGCATCTCTATGTCTTTAATATAAACGTCCATGCTCACAACTCCTTTACCACATTCCCTGTACCTGTCCTCGGCGAATATCATCGTCCCAATTAACTTTAGATTTCATACGAGAAATTGTGTCACATTTCTTTTTGTTTTCAAGGACTAATTTTTCTATTGCATCGGCCGCTTCGTTGTACAGTTTTGCCATTGCGTTTCCTTCACTGTGAGGTAGCAAAACAGCAAGCGCCTCACTCATCTTGGCGGCATCTCTCAGTCGCTTTACAAGATCGTCATACATCAACTTTCCTCCATCTCAAAGGCTCCTCTATAGGCCATTAGTTCGCTCTCCGGTTCCAATCTCTTGCGGCAGTTTGTCTGCTCTTTCTATAGTTGCCAGTGGAAGCTGCACAGTTCTTATTTTTACACACAACAATGAATTTCTCTTCTCTTAAAAAGGCGCTTCTTGTCATATGTGCCTCACTTCCACAGAATGGACAAGTTTTAAGCTCAATCTCCTCCATCATTTGCCATTTCTCCTTCCTGAAAATATAAAGGAGTCCATTTTAGGACTCCTTTTCGTTTCCGTCTTCGTCTACGAGTTCGTCATTCTTCTTGCAAATGCAGCATTCGGTGATCTCTATATTCCGCTGTTCTTTCTCTGCAAGTTGATCAAAAAACTTATTTAATGCTAAAACCGATTTAGCACATACCTTAACATTTGCGCAGTTTTTACATTCGTTCATCATTCTGCCTCCTCTGCATCTGGCAATCCGCCCAGAATCTCAAGCGCTCTTTTAAGTCCATCATGGAAGCCATCTTTGTAGCGGTCGGATAGGATTCCGTCAAGATGATTGACGCGTTCGCCTTCAATCGCGTTGTATATAGCGCCGCGATAGACTATACGGCGCTTAATTGTTTTCTGCGCGATTAGGCGGTAGAGTGTTGCTTGAAGTTCCTCTATGGCGTTGGCAGCTTCGTCCAGCGCGGCATCATAACGTGTCGCACCCACAGCAACGACCTTGTTTTCCTCCCGCCACTCTTTTGCAGTGGATCTAAGCATGTTCGGTAAGTTGTCTCGCATTATCGGTTTTCCTCCTTTGCTTCTCGGACAAGGTTTAAGCTCAATCAGCTTTCATTCCGTATATCGGCCCCCGCAATTTGCCAGTATTTTCCCCACGGAAACGAAACCATAGTTCCAGGCGCGCCAACCTCCTGATGGAGCCAGTTATACAGATCCGCCGTGCAATCTTGCTTAGCCCTTCCTTCTATGATGGTGCGTTCTGCGTCGGCAAAGCGATAGCAAAGGCCCCAGAATGCGCAGTTTGCGCAACGGATTTCCATGAGTAGTGCGGCAAGTCTTGCATCATCCTTTTCGCCTCGGATCAGGTCCGCATAGGTGGCGGATTTGAATTGGTTGCCGTTGTCGGCGTCGGTGCACTCTCGTTGCTTACTCGGTTCCTTAATGGCGTCCGCAGCTTCGTTCGCCGTTTCAGCTATATGAACTGGGATGGCAAGGTCGTCATACATCAATATCACTCCTTAGCTCCATCAGCTTCATCCTCTAAATTTCTCCCGCAAGCAAAACAGAAGTGAATGAGATTGAAAGACACGGGTTGCCCAAAATCATCGTCAATAACCGTCCATTCAAGCTTGTGCTTTTGTGATTTTTTCTTCACGTTGCGGCACCATGGGCAAGGTTTACGTTCCATCAGCTTTCTCCCTCATATCAAAAATATCAATCGAGATCAATCATATAGCTTGCATCTTCGCCAAGGACTGTGGTAGGAAGCTGGCCGATCCACTGCTTAATCCAGTAATACTTAATGAGTTCGGCCGTAAGAGACTCGGAAATTCTCTTGTTCATCTCGGCTTCTTTTTCACCGGCGTACAAAGCAGCTTCGGCCTGGACTTTTACAACTTCCAGATCAGCATTGGCGGCAATAATGGCCTTATCTGCTTCGGCTTTTTCCTCCATGGTCTTCTGCGCCTGCTCGGTTTCTGCCGTCAACTTGTTCTGAGCCGCAACCTGCTTTGCCTCAACCGCATTAGTGAACGCGTCCGTAAAATCAATATCCTCGATGGAAATGCTTACGATCGTGATGCCATAATTTGCGAGATCTTTGGCAGTTGTCTCGGCCACCATATCGGAAAGTTCATCGCGCTTGGCAATCAGGTTTTCGGCGGTATACTGAGAGAATACGGCCTTAGTATTTTCCTGGATTCTCGGGAACATGACATTGTCATAGTAATTAACGCCGACGGTGCGATACAAAGTTTGCGCGGTACTCTGATCAATGCAGTAGTTTACCGAGATAATAAGATCTACTTGCTGAATATCACTTGAGAACGCAGAAGTTTCAATCTGGACCTTCTGAGTTCGGTTGTCCATCTTTACAACTTTCTGCCACGGGGCGACCATGTTAAAGCCGCTACTGACTGTTCGATCTTCTACCCGTCCGAACGTCGTCAGAATCCCGGTATAGCCAGTCGGGACAATTGCGATGCAGCTAACAAATATCACTGCGATTGCCAGGATGATACCGATGAAAGACGGCCAACTATGGTTCTCATGTTCCTCGTTTTTCAGATAAGCGCTCAGAATAAACCCCGCGATAAGAAGTACAATTGCCACAATAATTCCAATCATTTGCCATTTCTCCTTTCAAAAATATAAGAGGACATTGATTAGTCCTCTTCCTCGATTTCTTTCATTGCTTCGGCCTTTGTATCAGCCGAGCAATAAAACTCTCCATTCTTATAGACTTCCCAATGTCCCCATACATATTTGAGTACATAGTCGTGCATAAATATCAACCTCCTCTATTGGAGGCTCTGTATTTTTCGCGATCAAGCCGCAAAACTTCGGCTTTCACCAAATGATAAAGCACACGGAGAATCCCAAATATCACAGGACTCTCGGTGTGCTCAGGGTCTGCTTCTCTCTCCAAAAAATGCTCTATTTCTCTAAGGTCTTTTATCAGTTGCTCTCTCATACTTCAAAAATAATTTTAATTCGTTCCCATTTCTGGCCAACCTTAAAACCGACATACAGACATGTGATGATCGTGACTCGCAGCAAGGTTTTGTTAATTTCAAACATTAGTCTTCTATCTCCAGTTCTATATTGTTTGCTTCGGCAAAAGGCTTCGGCGCTCCACGTAGCTTCTTAGGCGCTCCATCCTTAATATGCCGCATACGATTCTTTTTCTTCTTAACGGTCATGGTATCCATAAATATCATTGTCCCGTTAGGTGCTCGCAAGATTTTTCCGTTTGGCATTTTCAAACTTCTCCTTTTCTTCTCCAAGCTTTTCCAGTAACTTCGACAATTTCATCTTATGGCTAATAACCAATGAGTATTGCCTTTGCGCAGGCATCATAAGCGTTGAGATCTGGTCATATTCTTCCATCGTCAGATCAAATTTTTCTTTGATCACTTTAACCTTGGTTCCAGGGTGAGCCAAAATATACTCAATAACTTGGACGATCTTGTCCTGGTCTTCCTTCGGCAAAATTACCATTCTATGTCCTCCCGCAATCTTTTTTCTTGTGCACCCGCAACTTTGCGTATGCTTTGACGTAAGATTACTAGCTCTTACTACAATCTCTTGGCCGCATTCGCATCGGCATAGCCAATAGTGTCCGTAGTGATCCGATCGATCATTATATGGGCGTAACACTCGAAGCCTGCCGAATGTTTTATTTGTAAGATCTAGCGCGTAACTTTTACTCATACGAGATATACCTTTCTCATCCGGTCTTCAATTAATATCCATTCCTCTTCTGAAATTCCGCCGCAATCATATTTTTCTTCGAGATTGGAATAGCATTGCCATAAGTAACGCTTAGTGTGCCATCCCCGAAAAATATCAATCGGGTCGACCACTTTAGCTTCTAGAAAATCCATCTCCATTAACTTTGGCTCGGAAAACCACTTAGCGAAGTCATAAAAATTACATTTATAACCTCGATGCTGCATTTCCAAATACACAAGTCTTACATAAGCTAAAAAATCCTCAAAGGGATAATCGGAAATGCGGTTTACTAAAATATGATTCGGGCTTCCATCAACGGCAATATTTCTCGCAATCCCGCAGCACTCCCTCCACTGTGCGAGAAGTTGCTTTCGAGGAAGAACGTCAATTAAATCTTTATGCCATAGACGCATCGTTAAGCGCTTTCGTAAATATCCAGCTAGGATTCTCTCGCTTCGGATTCAAATTCGAATCAAACATCAAATTCTTTTTAGAAAATAGCCGCGGTCTATTATCGACTGCGTGGTTTTCATATACGGCAGTAATAAAAGACCCGCATTTACTGATCTCCGTTACTCGCATATAGTCCGGAATGCAGTGCCCGTTTCTTACTCCAAAATTATTGAAATAAAACATGTCACCAATCAGAATGTCATCCATTAGCTGACCTCCCTTTCTGCCTCGATTTGCCCCTCAGCTTCCTTCGCTGCTCGACTTGAAATGTCGCTGGGCAGGTATTCCTTATACTCGATGGGCTTTTCCGTTCCTTCGTTCATGCCTTGTGCTAAGCAGGAATTGCACGGATCATGTGCTTCCGGAACGCCAGAATATAAACACTTATAGCAATACTTATTGAAACGAACTTCTTTATAAGCCAGATTGCTCATTTTTTCATCTCCTTATGATGGCCGGGTATCCATAGGAACATAACGAACTTTTTTGAGTTCCCACGATACTTTGTTTCCACTGAAGTTCAAAGTTTCGCCAGAATCAAGCCAAATATCAATACTTTTGGTTTTCAGATTCCCTTTGTACTTCAGAACATGCGGAACAAAATACGGAAAAATCTGAAGAAACAATGTATATAATTGTTTAGGTAACATCAGTCGTCTTCCTCTTTTTTCGGTGCACTTAGACTGCTAGTCAGCATCACAGTCAGAAATGTTTTTGTCAGATCAATTGCCTGGATAGGATTGAATCCGGCGCCGATTAAATTTTTGTAAAATATCATGATCGTTTCGGCGATTGCGCCAAGACTATTTCGCAAACTATCAAGTTTGCTTTCTGCATCGTTCATTCGAAGAGCCTCCTTACGATTAGACTTTCGGAATATTCGCATACTGAATGACCGCTCGTGTCAATCTGCTCTCCGCAAGCGGGGCAAATAGGCTTCCCTTCTACTAGCTCATAAGGCTTCTTTGCCACCGGGCAAAAGACTTCCATGTAAACATCACTCTTTTTCTTTTTCATATTTATTCTCCTTTCTTTGTTAAAAACACCTTGCCATCTTCGGTGTAGTATGTAATTTCTTTGCTTGTCCGTTCTTTTTCGAGAGCCTCGATTTCGAACTCGAGGAACTGCTTGGCTTTCTTAAGGTCTTGCAAAATATCATCTTTTCGGCCGGCTCGGGAGATGTATTTCACCGCACTGCCAAGGTTGAAGTTCAGATCCCAATCTCGGATAACATCCTTAGGCTCATACTTTCGGCCGTCAATGTAGTGCGAGGGATGCGAGATAATATCTTTCTGGGGTTTCTGTTCAAGGTCATTCGCCATAGAGTTATTTTCCTTCCATCTAATGTATTCACAGCATTTTACGCAATCGGTAAATCGCGGCGGATTATCCATTGGGCATTCGGTTTCATTTTTAAAGTCAAACATGCAGACTCTAGTTGGCATATGCATTCTCCTTTCAAAAATATAAAAGAAAAAGAGCCATCAAAAATGATAGCTCTTTTGCTTTTGCTAAAGTATTTCACTCTTCTTGGAATAACCAGGTTCCGAGTTTTGTTCCGATTAGTGTTCCGCCACAGTAGCATGCTCCGCAGTAGAACGTTGCTGCCAGAATGGCGATTAAATACTTCCAAAACATCTTCATAGTAGTATCCTCCTTATAAGTATTTACTTTGCTACTATACACGTTGAAAAACTTGCGAGGCAGAGCAAAAGAGGCATTGTACAAATACCTCTTTTACTTTCGGATTCTAAATATAACCATTTGGTTACAGGTAGAATCTTTCGGGCTGGTCCCAGTTGTCCATGACGCTGACATACCCGTCATGGTCAGAATCGAGTTCGGTCTCGAATACCGAAAATCCATCCTCACCATAGTAGGGATCCATGTCATAGAAGCTCTCCAGATCGAAGTTTTCTTCCATTGTATAGTCCTCCTTGTTATAGTGTAGTTTCTTCTATAATAGGATATGTAATTCTTGCGACCGTAAAAAAAAGAGCCTAGAATTTAGGCTCTTATTGGATCACAAAAAATATCTTCGCGGTCGAGGATAAAGGTTACGATCGCCATTTACTCCCTTCATAATCGTCTGGGCTAGATGCGTTGCTCCTATTGGATCCATTCGAAGTTCGAAGAAGCCCTGTAAAAGAGCTTCTTACAATCTCCACCAGAAATTTTTGGCTTCATTTTTCTCGATTTCATCGAGGTCTAATCCGCCTTTTTCGATGACGTCAGACTCCATCACAATAAGCTTTCCGCAGTGAAGATCCTGATACGGATGGTCATACACGTGAGGATTCTCAAAGCGCTTAACAAAAGCGTTTGCATCCTCGAGATTCCCAAACGTAATAAGAATCTGTTCCTGAGGAATAGCGTCGCCAAATCCTCCGTCTTCGTCGTACAGATGAAAAACCTGATAAACTTTCATTCTTTTTACCTCCTTTTCGTGGTTTCTATTTTAATAAATGTATTTTCTGCGAAAAAAAAAAAAAAAAAGAAGAAGACCTGTAAAAACAGATCTTCTCTTGGCTCGATTAGTCGTAATCAATGCCGAGTTCATCCAGTGCCATCATCGCGAGATTCCCTGTCGCGTCTACACACTCCTCATACGCCTCCGAGCTCCCGATCTTCGCCTTTGCGAGCATCGCAATAGCATAGCCGGCCACCACGTTTCCGATCTTTCCGCCGATCGTACGTGCGGGGAACAGCTTGCCCATTGCCTTGATCGCAGTCCAGCTAAGGCCGAACTCGGTCAGCATAGACATGATAACCGCCGCGATAAATTTAGGATCTTTGTCTTTGAACATAGATTTTTCCTCCTCAAATTGATTTTGTTTGTTCTTGCCATTATATAGGTTGTTATTTTTGCGAACAAAAAGAAGAAGCCCTGTAATACAGGACTCCTCCTCGGTTCCTTTAGCCTTTAGGAAACATTCCTCGGACAAGACTGAACTTGTCTTTGTCAACAACTCCCTGTTCTTCCTTGATGTCGCCGAGCAGCAGAATACCGCCAATAGCAATGACGCCGCTTGCCAGCTTACCCAGAAAGTTCCAGACTGCGTCCCACTTAGACGACTTGGCTCGAATATCCGTCTCGCGTTCGCGCTGGTCCAGTTCTCTTTCTCTAAGATCCTGATCCATAGTTTTCGCAATACGGGTGTTTTCGGCCTCGACGTCCTTGTAGAGCATCTCATGGAGCTTCTGCATTGCCTGCAGCAACTTGCTGTAGTCTTCGGTTCCGGGCTCGAGATCCGCCATTTTTTCGGCGAGTCTGTCGATTTCTTCTTCAATTCTTTCTCGTTCCATAAAATACCTCCATATAGTTTTTTGGGTCTCCTATCTTAGGCTAAGAAAAATTTGCGAAAAAAAAAAAAGAAGGAGCCAATTAAATGGCTTCTATTTTAAGAAGATCAATTATTTCCGAGAAACCTCTCCAGCTCCATGATCATCTCATGAAGTTCTTTACGAGTTTCCTCCAGATGAGCAATTGCTTCCTCTTTAGTCATATTATACATTATAAATACACTCCTTCTTTTTTTTTTTTTTTGAAAAAGGATCTCCAACATGCCAGCTTCCGCTTGTAGGGCGCGGCTCCACGGTTTTACCATATTGCCTTCCCTTAGGCGGGCCTACCAGCATTATTGCCTGTCCCTTCATTATAGGATATGTAAATATTGCGAAGAAAAAAAGAAGGAGCCGTTAATATACGACCCCTTTTAGGATATTCCAAAGAGCCAATCCGTATAACCGGCGCAATATGCTTGACGGTGTCTTATTGCAGCTTCTTGATTGTCAAAATAAACTTTATTCCAGAACGAGTTTACAGCTTCATAGCAATGTCTGCTATAACCGCTTTTACGACTCGGTCCGACAACAATTTTCTCAACTGGATCCACAATATCTCCACTATACCAAACAGTGTCTCCGGTTTTAACGTGTTCCTCAAATGCCCCATAAATATCATCGAACATTTTATTCAACTCCTTCCTATAAAAGGAGCTGTTAATTTTGCGACTAAATCCCTCTCCGCTGGCTTAAAATATAAAAGAACTTGCGGTAACGATCGTAATACATACGTACAGCCTTCTGTAACACCCAGCAGCAAGCTAAAATATAATTCAGGAAACGCGTCCTTACAGCATCTCTCAACCAACTCCATAGCTCGCTTAAGATCTGCTCGAATAACCGCTATACGCTCCACCAGAAAACTCCCAGAGCCAATTCGGTTCTGGGAGTTTTTCTAGTGGCGCCAATGGTTTCCGGGTTTTCAAGAGTTAGACAATTATTGCGCATGTGAATAGTAAAATGCACACGAGAATATCAAAAGTGCACACGATTCTTCACACGAGTGTAAATTTGATTGCGTTCATCTGAGAAAGAATATAATCATGCATTTCTATTTGACGACACATGTCCATCTCTGCTAAGAATATATTTCTTCTTGCCTCTAGATCATCATCAAAAGTTGTTCCGCAATACTCACATTTTGATTTAGTGATAGGTGCTCCACAATTTGGGCAGTTTGTCATCATCACCGATTATCCTCCACACGCTCTTTCTCCTTGCATATCATCGGACAGTCTTCTATGCCAATCCAGTGTAAATCAAAAGCCTGCGCAATCCACTTTCGGACCTCGCATTCTTCGCAAGAGTTTTTCCGCTCTTCCAGAGCAATTTCTACATCGGCCATTTTACTCATTTAGAGCATACCCGATAAATATAAACGACACTAAACCACACCCAGAACCACCAAGGCATTCCGAGCTTTAGCCCTAAGAAAAATATCAAAAGCATCATTTTAGGTTTGTTCCTCCGATAATTAATTTAAATCAATTGGATCGATCTGAAGAATATAATCACCCTGGAACCAACTAGTCCAAGGGTTTTCATATACCATTTTATAGCCGATAATCTTTTTATTAAATTCGCCAAGAGCATCACCCAAAAACAGATTGTGCTCCATCTGGTATACAAGGGCGTCTCTTTCTGCCTGCAGTTTAGCGAGCATTATGTCACCAAAAGCATTTTCGCAAATAATCACCGTAACAAATATCAGCAAGAGTATGGTCGATATAAAAGCGATCCCGATTAACATCCCATACAAGGTATCATGATCATATGAGTCGATGAATTTCAGTCCCAGAATGGAGATGATGAATACAATGGCCACGATAATAGTCCAAATCATTTAGTATTTTCCTCCTTTACTCTCTCTCATTTTGAATTAATATTCCACTGTTGCCAGCATTATGCCTGAGTCTTTGGTAAAAGTCTTTATCTTTTTATACAGCAGTTCCTCGGGTAACAGAAAGCGGATCTTTGTAATGGATCCCTCGGCCAAAATTCGGCCGTTGTCCTTTACCACGAAGTAATATGGATCGGTTTCGTCGAAATCGCAAAGGCGCTTAGTGTTGATGCTTCCAACAGTGGATTCGCGCTTAATTTGAGCGTATCTAGAAGCCATTACTTTTCCTCCAACTGCTTTTCGAGAACTTGGATCCTTGCCGCCAAAGCCAAAATAAGCTTAGCTTGCCCTAAATTGAATTCCCTAAGCTCCGCAATCTCTGAGTTTTTACGATCGCGGAGACATTCATACTCGTATATAAGATTGCGAATTCGACCCTTGCCGATTGGATCGTTGAAACAAAATTTAGACACATGCTGAATTTTCTTTTCAAGTTCTTCGCGATTGATCATAATTGGCTCCTTTCATTATTTGGCAAGCCTATAAAGTCAATACTAATTTCTGGGTATGCATCGTGCGAGATGGTTAAATTTGCGCCAGTGGAATATACTTTTTGGGTAATTACTTTCGGCTTCTCCCTGGTCCCGACATTAAGTTTTAAAAAGAAGACTTCATTAATCGGAATGGTTGAAATATCAAGTAGATACGTTCCGCAATACTGGCATTTGTCTCCAAGTCCGTATGGGGCTCCGCAATTTGGGCAATTATGCATGCGTTTCATCACTTTCCTCTAAATGATGTCGTTAAATCGAAACCGTGGTTCTCAACTTTTTCATCATTACTTAGACCAATAGATTCGGTGCGTTCGGAGGCGGTCTTTTCGAGAGAGAAATACTCCTCAAATGCAAGATAAATATCAAGCTGCGTAATAACCATATTGATTCCGGAAGCTTTTAGCAAAGGGATATGCTTCTCGATTTCCTCGCCTCCATCTTTTCGATACACGTGCTTATTGATGCTGTCCAGAACTGTATATTCGCCATGGTTTATAGCTTTTATTAGATCCCCAGTTCTAGCCAGTATTTCCCCAATGTCGTATTGGTATCCTCGTTTGAGATCAAATTCCGTAATTTTTCTGGTTATGTCGTATGAAAACTCGATGATATCAAGCCTGAATAGTTTTCTTGGAAGGTCGTAGTCTTTCCAAGTTGTGACAATATAAACATCATAATCGATCGGTTTGTCGTTATTATATGTTTCACTATCGACTATTCTTACAAGAAGCAACCAAAATGTATTACACACTTGCATAAGCATAAAACAATGCTCCGGATAATGTCTGTTCCACCGCCAATGGCAATGTGCTCTTGCCATCCATAAGTGATCACACATTATTTCTTTAGTAAGCAAGAAAGAATCCGTACGATCAAAGGTTATCGAGTCATCGCGGTATATGGCTTGATAAAAATCATAGAAGTCTTTCTGATTATCTATGATGCGCATGTTATCCTCCTTATCAAATGCCAATTAGAAGCGAGACCGGCCAAAAACCAATTCTTCTTCGTACGTTTTCTTATAAAACTCGCCATATTTCTGCCAGAAAGTATCGCGAGTTTCGATAGACGCCTTATAAAGCAGCTCCGCCACCTGCTCCGGAGTAAGCCAACCGCAAACACCGCCATGGCCTTCTCCCCCGGCTTCGGGAATGAAATAGTTGACATCGAGCCAATCACATACATCATCATGATCTTCATGATACACGGCTACTTCCGCATTGGAAGAATGCTGGTCCATAGAGCAACTAAAGTCAAACGAATCATAGTTATCGCAATAGTTGCCAGCGCCAAACTGAACGGACACGTGAATACCGTTATCGAACTCCATGTGAAAGCCCTTGCGTCTAGTAGATATGAATTCTCCCATTTTGAATTTCTCCTTTCAATTATTTATAATGCAGTGCTTAGGCGAAGAGTCGAACTTCGATCCTGCGATTAAGCGTCGCAACTTTACCGTTAAGCTACCTAAGCATAATGGTGGACCGTCTAGGATTCGAACCTAGGACCGACCGGTTATGAGCCGGCTGCTCTACCACTAAGCTAACGGTCCATAAAAAAAATGAGCATGCAGGCCGGATTCGAACCGACATCGATCGTAATCATCGCCTTATCCTATTAGACCACTGCATGCTCCTCGCCTAAGAACCTGGTAAGAGGCGAGTCTAAGACCTCAGCCTACATTCTTTCGGCATGCCTTAGCTTTTTTGCGCACCAGGACTCTGGTTTCTCCAGAAAGCTCCGCCGTGCATGACGGATCCTAACAAAGTTATGCCTTATATGCTCAGAGGCAGACAGCCCCTTAAATATTTACCCGGGTGCGCGCTATCCAGCAGGCTAGAACATACTTGCATAACACATTTATTCTTGTTAGATTGCACTACTTTCTGGAGAATGGCTTTGCTAGTATTATCGCCATAGAACTCCGCTCCGACCGAATCGTTCATCATTGGCATGCCATAATACTAGCAAGTGGTACCGCCGAAGGGACTTGAACCCTCAAGACCAATTGGCCGGCAGATTTTAAGTCTGCTGTGTCTACCAATTCCACCACAGCGGCATATAAGCCCCATGAAAAAATATCATGAGGCGCTAAATATTACTCGTCGATTTCTACTCGAAGAGTGACATGGATCTTCTTTCCTTCGAACATGTCTCTTATGGAGGCCATAAAACCGAAGTCAAGTTTGTCCATCACGGCATAAAAATCGCTGATGTTCGTAGACTCTTCGCGAGTGACTACCGGATAGTTCGTATCTCGCTCAAGTCTTGCGAAGAATTCTTTTCCCTTTTCGCTAAGTTCAGCTTCGACCTTGACACCGTCCTCGGTTTCTTCCTTCTTAGTAACAGTCCCAAGAGCTTCCGCGAGCGATACTCCGCAGCGTTTCTGATAAATATCGTTAAGCTGCTTGTCATTAAAGCGGCAACCATGCTCTATGGCATTGTTTATTTCGGCCTGGACTTTCTCGACCGAATCTTTTTCCTTCTCATCGCTGCCATTTTGAATTTCTTCATCGGCATCGACTCTACGAGCTAAAATCACATCTGCGTGAAGAGCATCACTGCCGGGTTTAAGCTCGCGCCAGTGGACTTTGGGAACATTTACATATTGAAGTAGATTCGTCCTTCGAAGATGATTATTGAGCGTGTTTGGGTCCATATTGAATACGTACGTAGAAATTGCAACGAGCGAGCAGTTATAGCGATTGAGCAAGGAGTTGACGTACTTTACCTGGTACTCTTCAGGCAATGCTTTGAATTCTTCATAAGAATAGAAAGCTTTCTGATTATAGCTGATGACTTCTCCGTTCAATTTTTCTCTCTCCTTTTTTGTTAAATATTCATGGGGAAGCGTGCACTTCTTAGACTTCGAGCCATTCTTCTTGGCAAATGCTCCTCGGCCGATGGATTTCTTTTCTTGAATGTCTTTCCTAAATGTGTATTCCTCATCCGAAAGCCACATTCATGAATCTCCTTTCTATAAAATATGCATAAAAAGGAGGAGCCTTATTATTAAGACTCCTCAATCTTGTTTATTGCTTGCTTTCTTGAACAGGAGCACGAGCGCTACGCACGCCGGTCCAACAGGACCAACACAGTAGTACAGTACTCCGCATATGATTGCGATAGCGATAACCTTTTTTCCTTTGTCTGTAAACATTCGGTTCCTCCTTTTTAGCATATATTATACTCTTGCTACTATAGAGGCTGTATTTTTTGCGAGGTTTATACAATTGCATACTAAAAAAAGCGAAGAGGCCTTGTTTATAGACCTCTTTCTTAGTCAGGTTAATATTCGTTGTAGATGGTAGCAGATTTGAATCCCAGTGCCATGAGATCGAAGAATCTCTTGAATCTCTCAAACCAGGCTTTCATCTTTTAAACCTCCTTTTAAAATTTTAACTCTTTCTATTATAGGAGATGAAAAAAATGCGAAGGATTGTCCGCTTCGAACAGACGTCTCTGAGCTCGGATAAAGCTCAGCGCTCTACCATTAAGCTATTATGTGGTTAGCCCCTCCCAGGGCCCTCCTGGCATAACCCAGAGAATTCCACTTTCCTTCATTTAAGGCCTTGTATTATTTGCGACTGCCATACTGCCATTTTGAATTTTCTGAGAAATGAACGAAGTTAATTATTGAATTTGTAAAAAAAAAAAAAAAGAAGGCATGGATTTTCCACGCCTTCTTTGCGGTTATTACTTTGTTCCACCACTATGCGTCATAGGTTGGTTTTTTTTTTAACACAATCCATCGCAATCAAATGGAACTCCAGACCCAGGCGTGCTCTCTCGAGTCATATTCCATGCGCTTCGAAAAGCTAATCCTGGGCTCCTCATTATCCGTCTGAGCAATGTACATAAGCGTCAAGAACCAAGTAACATTATTAGAATCTTTGAATGTGGCTATAACTTGTTTATTGGCCGAAGCCGCCACGATTTCCTCGAGTGAAATATTTGTTGACGGAGCATTTTCTGACCCAGTAAACGGCACGAAAAATACGCCGCCACTACCATTCTCAGCGATTTCTTTAAGATAATGCTCCTGCCGGGTCTTAGGTTCCGGCGTGTCAACGTCGGCACCGGCCATCTTAGCGAGATAATGCTCCTCTCTGGTCTTAGGCGTAGGAATATCATCAGGAGAATAGAAATTGTTTAAATATAACATCGATTAACCCTCCACACGGCTTAGGTTTCATCAGGATAATCCTGCTTGGCGCTTAATACCGCGTCCGGATCCACCTTCAGACGAATGCTTTTCATAGCAGTAACGTCGTCAATCGGGGTGTCTACCTGCAGCAGCCACTTGGTGGTTTCACCATGGTCATCGACGAGCAGCTTGCCGTCATAAGTGCTCTCGGGCAAGCCGGTAACCATACTGGTAAGAATCGAATAAATCATGGACACGCCAGAAACGGACAGGACCATCATCCAGTCAATTTCAGAAAAAGCCATACCGATAGTAATAAAACCGAGCGCGGTCTGAGCAAAAGTTCTAATAGCCCGGATAAAGGCATTTAAAAGCCATTCCTTAGTAAACTTCTTCATATTATTCACCTTTCCTTTCAAGCGTTTTAAGTCTTGCGTCTAATCCTCGTAATTGTTCTTCTACGGCCGGCATACGCATTGCAAAATTATTATGCTTCTGAACTTCATCTTTGAGCAAATCGATCTTGGTATTTGTAACCGCCTGATTTATCCGCATTTCGTTGGCCGTTTTATGTGTAGCAGTATATGCCGCAATGAATGCTGTTATAATGCTAAATATGCCAGTAATGATGGCCGTTAAAACAACATCAGACATTATAATCCCTCACAATTATTCCGTATAGGCTTAGTCCTTAGTCTCATCCCTAGTGAAGACCTCGAGTGGGGCGTCTGGATCATCAGAAGCATATGCTATGCTTTCAAAAAACGCGCTGTAACTACCGTCTTCAAATCCTAAGTTATTTAGATACAAAATCCTGATACCCGATTCTTGGGTGCTTACTATGCATACAATCTGGCCATCACGGACGGCGTTTGCAAGGTCATTGTACGACACATCTTCATCAAAAACCATATTAGTAGCGCGGATGATAAGCGCGCCGCCGCCATTCTCGGCGATCTCTTTAAGATAGTGCTCCTGCGGGGTCTTAGGTTCTGGGATAGTTACATTTTCACCAGCGATAGCCGCAAGATAATGTTCTTTGCGTGTGCGAGGCGTAATAGTATTAAGAGCCGCAGTATCTGTCGTGGTGGGTTTGGTGGGCTCTTCTCCTTCAGAACTACTCATCGGGTAATAAAAATTCATTTTAGGTTCCATTTTGAATTCTCCTTATAGTTTAGTCCAGCCCGCCGGGTACTGATCGGGCGTATAGACATTGGCCGGGATCAGACTCTCGTAGAGCTCGTCACCCCACCAGCCTTGCTCTCCCTGGGCGAAGGCCTCTGCCGCCGTGATCACCGAAGGGATTATGCGAATCCCATCCCGGTAGCTCAGATCAGACCATAACGCGGGGGCATTCTCTGGATTGTTTTGCTCAGTATCCCAGAGGTCTTGGGCCGCCATCTTTACCGTCCCGTTCCAGTTGATACGCGTCTTGTAGGCGATCAGCGACCCATCATATTTCATTTTGGGAAACAATTCGGCGGATATAGACGCGTCTTTATCATCAAGACTAGCGCTGGCCTTTTCAATCAACGGTCTGAGCGCCCGTGCTCTTTCCTGTGGCGTCATTCGCTCACCCCCATGAGAATGTCATAGGCTTCGGCCTTGGCTTCGATTTCGGACTGGTTGCGCTCCTCTGCGGGCATAAGTTCGCCCTCGGTGTAGGTTCGCCCATATTCTGCCGGGTCACAGGCCTCGGAATACTCCAACCCGTCACGGACCACATAGCGTCCCGCGTCGGAGGTCGTGCGGATGAAGTCCCGTCCATTCACGTCAAAATGCTCTTGGATAATCATAGCGTTTCCTCCTTATGCCGCAGTCGCCGTGATGACAATGTCGTTGTAACAGTTATCCACAAACACAACGCCCGTCGCGCTGTCATAAGCGGTGCTTGTAATGTCGGTGCCGCCGCGAGTGACTGTCACGGACGAAAGACTATACCCCTCATCTGCTGTCAAGGTAGTTGTGAACGACTTCCCAAGCTCTACGCTGGCAGCGTTATTGGAACTGGCGCAATGCGTAAGATTTTGCGTAATTGTCATATGCAAAAGCGGATGACCGTCTGCATACTGGTTTTCGTAAATACTTCCCTCGATCTTGGCCCAAGTAACTGTTCCGTACCCATCAAGTGTAGACCAGTTTGTCGCTGCCTTATAGTCGAGATCCGTGCCATCGCCGAGATGGTTGTACAACACTTCCGGAATATAGATCGTGCCGCCCGTGCCGCCGGATCTAAAAGGCGTGTTTTGGAATGCTCCCGATGCACCTGAAGTAAGCGCATGAATTGCGCCATTTTTCCGCAAAATCAGCGTAGTTAATTTAGAATCATATGCAAAATTTTCGCTGGCAATTGCTCCGAAAATAATGTCAATAACTTCGACATTAGGCGTACGGGCCATCGCGAGTCTTGTATTAGGGCTGCCGATCACAACGGTCTTCAGCTTTGAAGTGTTTCGACAGAAATAACTCGAGCCCCCAGCCGTGACCAACGGTGCGTAAATAGTAACAAGATTTGTGCAATCACTGAAGATTCCCCCAACAGAAGTAAATCTTGTGAGAATGTTCACTTTCGTAATTCCTGTATAACCTTGTAAAGTGGCTTTTTGAACAACGTTAACCGTGATTTCCCCGGTGGGCTCTGTTTTGCTAAGAAAACCGTCTAGACTCCATCCGCCAGTGATGCCCTGTATCTCGCTCACAAATCCCGCAGGAAATGCAAGCTGTCCACTGCCGCCACTCTTGGCGCGGATGGCGTCTGCTACGGCGGTGAGATCGGTATCAGTCGCAATATAATTTGTCATTAGAAGCTCACCCCCTGTGCGCTGGGAAGAACGAGATTGGTCGTCGTCATAGTGCCGACCATGACCGTATTGCTGCTGCCATACGGATCGGCCCCCGGCGTCAAAACAGCTTCATATAGCACCCCGTCTACGATTCCGGTCAGATGCAGCTCGCCCGCAGAACTAAATTTACTAGCCGTGAACAACACGGGGTAGTTGGTTGTATCTGGCGGGATAACGAGCGCAAAGTTGACTTTGACCTGACTGACATATTCGCCGGCCAGAGCTGAGGGGCTCTGTTGGATGAGAACGGCTCCAGTCGCCGCATCAGTGAGGATCACAGGGATGTTTACGGAGTCTAGAAATTCCAACATGCTTTCAAAAGCGGCGGTATCAAAATTATGTACGTGATCCGCTCTAGCGTAGTCGGTCGAAGTACCGGGGTCTCCTACCCCCTGTGTATTAACGTATGACGGGGTGTCGTCAGACGGCTGCGGCGCATCTTCTGGCTGAAGCGCCGTGTCCGCCTTGCCGAGGCTGGTCTGTACCGCAGAGGCAAGATCGGTCTTGGGGATGCCGCCGGAGGGCTTTTCGTAAACACTTACTCCGGTCCACAACTCTATCTTTCCATTCCGATAACAATAGACCGGGTGGTTAATTAACAACTCAATGTTCGTTGCAGAATAAGCAACGCCCAAGAAAATATAAATCTTTCCGTCATCCGTTGACGGGAGATCTTGCACGATTGGTATAGCACTATCGATGATCGCCGAACCATCTGTTTGTGGTGAACATTTAAGATACACGGGCTTCCATGCTGTTAGAGCTAGTTCTCTGCCATCAACATTAAATGAATATCCAAGAGACAATATATACTGTTGCCACAGATTAGCAGAAGCAGGTCGCGAATTAGCCGCCACGCTTGCTGTTGTTCCGTAGTATACGATTTCCCCGAATGGGTCAATTTTCGACTGACATACGGCCCTTGCGGCAGTTGCATTAGTCGAGGTTGAATTATTTGCCGGAACAAATTTCGAGCCATCTGCAGATGTAAACAGCAGACGATAGCGATATACGATGCTATCCATCGGCAATGAATACGAGTTGGATCGAACCTGATAGCCGATGGTGTTTGTGTTTGCGTCGTACCCTCTGTAGCAAATCCAGCAGCCGCCACTAACCCGAGAACTATCATAAACAAACATCATGGTATAATTGATATTAAAAAGCGTTGTATCTCGAGTCGCTGCAGCAAGGTTCGAGTAAGATCCTTTGGCACCAAGTCCATTAACATCGATGGTAAAATTTGTAGCCGATGTGACAACCCCATTTTTGAGCAGTATCGTTAACCCATCGTAGTATTCCGTGATACCAGGAATCTGAACCGTAAACGCGGTCGCCGTCGAAGTGCTATCTACTTGCGCATAATGAATGCCATTCGCAATTTTCGCGGGGCCGCCAGCAGAAGGAGAATCTGCATACCGAGTCGGTATTAAAGAAATAATCTTGTTTTTAAAACGTTCGAGTAAAGAGGTGTCTATTAACTTTGTTAAACCCAAAAATATCACCCCACTTACGGTTCTTCGGTATATGGAGCAAACATGTTGTCTATATCCGTAGTAGTTGCCAATCCAATTTCAGTGTCCTCGACATAGCCGCTAAGATCTATCGCGGTACCTAATTCTTCCCATGCCGAGCCATTCCATGCCCATTCGGAGCCGTCGTCCGAAACATGCCACACGTCGCCATTAGAATTTCCACTCGCCGGAAGATCATTTTTCGTGGCCTTTGTGCCCAGGTAATTCATTACGCCGGATATCCGCTGATCAATTTCGCTTTTGGTATATACATCTGCCGAATTTGCTTTTAAATCAACCTCATCCGCCAAATCGGAGATAGCTGTAGAAATCGAAGTTGCATCTGCTAGTTCTACTTCCTTGTACCGCCAAACAAATGAGCTAGTTTCAGAATCAAGTTGCCCATAAATATAAGCGATGGTCGAGTCACTGTTTGTATTAGTGAACACTATGCTTGTGGCAATATTTGGTGTCGACATAGAAATTTTTGACAAAATATAAGTTCCAACTTCTTCATTATTAGCCGTGGTTTTGGCTAATACGGTTATGCCATTAGCCACATCTGATGCGATATCGTTCGGCGTTCCAGACGAAAGAGACGCAGCATAAATGCCCGGAGATTCTTCAGAAGAAGAAATCGAGAACGTATAATAATGAACAACGTTCGAAACGTCGGCTAATGTTGCGAGATCTGTTTTGTAAAAGTTGTAATAAGTGTTGGGTCCAATTCGACTAACCACTATTTCGTATGCATCGTTTTCGTAAATCGTAGAAAAAATATAATAGCTGCACGGCACCGCATCCCCAGTGTTTGGATCTGTGATGAATTTAGCATACCGGTTGATCAAAGGAATAATCATATACTTGGCCATATCGGAAGATCCATCGTAAAAAGAAAACCTAATTGCCGGAAGCTGCTTGAAATTCGCTGCAGTTACTAAATTTGCAGTGGTAAGGTTTTCATCGTGAACAAAACCGGTTTCGTTGGAGAAAGAGGCGCCGAACCATGCGATATTATTCGGATTAGTCCATTCCGTAAATATGTCGTTTTCTTCGGTTAACGAGAACGATAAAAATTGTCCAGGCACACCATCCGTAGAAATCGGAGAAAGTTCTTCTATTTTGATTTTATCGGTATAGTTCAAAAGACCGGGGACTTCTCTAGTCGCCAAAGGAATGTTTGCAATTTTGTTATCTAAGCTAAGAGGGCTTCCTGCTATTTTTACACCTTCGATAACATTTACTTGTGCGTTGTCCGCAATGTTATCAAGTTTGCTTTTATACCCAATTGAGAAGTCATAGGAGGAAAGACCTTTCCCAGTGACTTTATCAACCTTTTTATTTAAAATTACATCAAGCTTGCTCTTAAAATACGCGAGTAAGTCAATATCGATTAAATCCTGTAAATTAAGGGCCATTCTATACCCTCCCAAATAATTCATCTATTTGTTCTCTTGTCGCCAAAGCCAAAGGAACTTCGTGGATTGTGACGTTATCATTCATTAGTTTGTCTTTAGTATTCATAATCTGCTCAACATCGTCGGGCTCTATTTCATACGGACCATTGTATTCTCTATATCGGCCATTTTTATTAAGCTCGGCGGACATTGCACCAACTGGCGATATGTTTCCTTTAACTACTTTTTTGGTGCTAATGACGCCTCGCAAAGCTTTTATTTCGGCAAGAGTCGGCACATTAATCGACCTCCTCGGTCAATTTAAATTTTGCCTTATCTATAAAAGTATCGACATCGCCATTCGCGAAAGTGATTTGCATGTCATATACATATTGCGACGGCTGAGGTAACGACTTTGTATCTTCTGGGTCAATTCTTAAAATTTGGGTGTCGATCGGAATGTTCTTAATTAATATAGGATTATCGTCGTCATAATCATTTTTCATCGCGAAACGAATCGTGTCGCCTTCTTGAGGGATATACTCATTTCCTTCAGAGTCTTTAAGCTCAACATGAAGCTTGATCGTATCGCCTCGTGTTGCGACGATGGTCGTTCCGCTAACTTTAACAGACATATCGGATCACCTCCGGATTAAAAAATATAAATTGTAAGACCACTGCTCGGTTTTACGAGCTGTATTGCCATATAACTGCCGAAGCTTGATCTGATCTTCTTTTGGCATAAGCTTGTAGGTTTTTGTATACGCCCACAAGCTTATACCATTTTGATTTGCTCACTCGAACTTGAGTAATTCTTCCCAAGTTTTAGGACCGACCGAGCCGTCAATCACAAGCTTATGCTCTAATTGAAAGTTTTTCACAGAAGCTAATGTCGCAGGACCAAATTTCCCATCAACATCTCCGACGGGGAATTTTTGTGCCTGAAGAAGTGTCTGCAAAGTCTTTACATATCCACCGGTGGCGCCTCTCTTAAGAACTACGCCCGGTATCATACAAGTTTGCATAGTTGGTTCTACCTCTATGGGATTTGACGGAGTATTTTCTCCGCCAAGAATATTTGTAACTTTTTCGGCCAAGTCAGCCATATGGTCCATCATCCATGCTCCAGGGCATTGTGTTGCCGAGAACCACCGATGGACTGTAAGCAGCATTTCATCTTCGGCCGGAATGTAGCTTAAAGATTTGTTTTTATCTCCAAGCCACAATAATTTCCGTTTGCCATTTCTCCGACAAATATCCACGCAAAGCTCTATTAACCGGTTGTAAACCGTATCGCTGAACTTATATGGCCACGTCGGCTCATCCGCACACTCAATGGTAACAGCCCTTTGATCGTTCGCAGAAGAAGAAGAAGTCCATGCACGACTGTTTTCCGGAACGTAAAGTCCGACTCGGCCATCTGCACCGATTCCGTAATTACTGGAGGCATTTCTACTTCCACAGAATTCTGCACCAAGCGCCTCAACAGACATTAAGCCAACAACATGATGAGGCGTGATGCGGTCAATGGCGTGAGTTCTTATACCACTGTTATGCGGGGATAATCGAACATACTCGACTAGCGGACTATTTGTGTAGTTCATACTTCATCACTCTTTGTGGGCGCGAATTAAAATAACACCAGACCCGCCGGCACCGCCGCCTTCAGTAGCGCTCGCGCCACCGCCGCTTCCGGTGTTCGCTTTTCCGTTTCCGCCAGGACCAGGCGTGTATTGGCTTTGACCAGAGTGACTAGGACCGCCGGTAGTACCGCCACCGCCAGGAGCGGAAGTCGTCTGGCCTTTATTATTCCAATAAGCCTCACTTATGTAGTCAGTCGTGCTATTACCTTCGGACGCATTTGAATATTTGGATGCACCAGCTCCGCCAGCAGCATACAATTCTCCGGCCGATTCGCCGAAAGCTCTAGTGCTGGTCCCTTGGCCTGCTCCGGCATTTCCGCCACGGATTGTTCCAGTGGTGCTGTTCACGAAAGAATATCCGGAAGAGCCATCGCTTCCGCCAACCGCGCAAAAGTCAAGGCCACACACGGCAGATCCACCAGACCCACCGGCGCCGCCCTTGGACACTCCATTGACAATCGATCCAGCCTTTCCGCCATTTGCAGAAATTGTAGATCCGCCAATAGATATGGACGAAGCTTGTCCGTCAGCACCATTCGCCCCGCCGGCGCCAATCGTTACTGCATAATCCACGCCAGTACTTACAGCAACGTTTTTCTGGGTAGTAGTATAACCGCCACCGCCGCCAGAAACGCCAGAAACACCCGCGCTTCCGCCACCGCCAACTACAAATACGTCAATTCGGTTAACGCCATTCAAGCCACTAAAATTGAGCGTGCCGTTGGCCTTAAGTTTTAAAAGCCACGACCCGTCGGCCAAGTACATGAGCTCATTATCGGCATCTGCGCTGCCATTTTGAAATGTGTAAGCCGGGCCAGAAACAGACGGGTCCACAGGAGTATCTCCGCCAGATCCACTTCCGCCGATTCGGCTCGTAATCGTGATAGTTCCATTTGCCGCGATCGAAAACTTGGCGAGCATAAACTCGTATAAGGAACCGCCATTATTAATGTCTTCTCGGACAAGCGTCCTAAATCTTGCTTCGGACGTTTCAGTCTCGACAATAAAAGACACCTGCCCGAACTCATCTTTTTCGGCGACCTTCTTAAGGTCGATTTGGCCAATAATTCGGCCGACAGTATCTCCGGCAGATCCGGTAATTGTAAATTCTTCTTCGCCAACAATATTAATCATTCTTCCGGCGATAATTAACGACCCGGAAGAAAGCTTACAAGTATTAAGCGTGGCCGATATGGAGCAACCATAAAGCACGCCATCACCAATAAGTTTTCTAAAAATTCTAGCATGGTCGGCAGCAGAAACTTTTTGGTTTGAAAATATTACACCTTTAATTGCCATTTACATGCTCCTTATCTTTTAATTACCATCAGGCCATAGACCATAATCATGTAACACGTCGACAACTTTGGTCACTATTTTTTTAAGAGACGATCCTTCCTCTTCTTGCTTTTCAACTTGCTGATAAATAACTTCCTGCTTTTTTTCTTCTTTTTTCACTTTATCAGTGAGCGTTGTAGCAAGTTCCCCGCATTTGTATAAATATCTATTATTATCGGAATTAATATAGATTCCAACAATATGCGTCGTTAAAAGTTCTCCATCGACCTTAACTTTAATCGAATCCCATAGATTATAGACGCGATCGCTATAGAACTCGATTTTATGGCTGTCGATGTTTTCATTAAACTTATCGCGAACTTTTTGCTCAACATCGTCATCTTTATTAAGCGACAAATATACCCAAGTACCTTCAGCTCTTTCCGCCGGAACCGTTTCGGATATCTCTCCGGTTTTAGATAAATACCAGGTGGATTCGTCATATTGGCCGTCAGTAGCCGTTGCCTTCATAACCGAAATTTTGGCAACTTTTACTCGATTAAATGACTCAGTATCAAGATCCGCATGGCCATCCGAAAATATCACATTGTGAATCGGCATAGAATTTGTATGAATGTGGATTTTTAATAGCGAACCGTCGACAGAAAAATCAAGAACCACGCCTTTTTTTCTCCCGGTGTTCACTATATCGATTAACGAATAAATGTTCGTTCTTGACATATCGGGTTCTTCGAATGGCGTGGCGTCTTCATTTGTTACTAAAATATAACTAAGTCTGTATTCTTCATCGGGGCAATTAACAAAATTATCATCGATTGCGTTTTTAATAAATTCCCCATAAGTGCTTGCTGGATTCGATGGATACACTAAATCTCTGGAAAAAATATTAATTGGATCAGACACTTTTAGCTCGACGACCCCGTTTTGTGGCGTCGATTCATCCACGATTAACAAATGATCAGAAATATAAATCCAATTTCCGGCGTAGTTCTTCTTATTAATCTGGGGAATTGTTACACTCCCGACTTCATATTCTGAAGCTAAAAGAGGAATACTCCAATTTTGGGGGATGGCTTTTTCAGTAGTTTTAAATGTCTTTTGATCTTTAAAATATACATTCAAAAGCTTACACCCCCCTGTAATATCGGAACACCTTCACTAGCGCTTCGCCATTAATGTTTCCACCAGAAATTCTAAGATCGCAATCTTCATCCTGAGGAATTGTGAAAAATGCATTTTTAGTAATATCGAGTTTGTCTATTAAATCTTCTTCTTCGGAATTTTTTTTTATCTTTTTTACGTAAGAATCCTGTTCTTGCGTCGACAAAACAAAAGTATCGGTAGCCGAAAAAGTGTCAGTAACAGAGCATTCCCCATAAACCTTTCCATTCTTTCGTCCAATTAAGGACACTACCGGATTTACGATAGTGCCCTTAAAGGTCAAAAGAATCGCGCCAGGCATATGACCGCCAGCAGGAATCGATGCGTGGTAATTACCGTCGCCAGTTCCATAAATCAACTGATCATCATAGTAAAAGTCGTATCGCATGGCTTCATCATAATCTTCGCCAAAGCCAATACTTATAGGCGACGGATGAAACCAGGGCGTTAACGGGAGCAATACTATGGGAGTTATTAAACTTCCATCGGGGCTTAACTCGCTTTTTTCGATGTTCTTAACATGAACCCGGCGATAATATTCGCCTTCCTTACCGTTTTCGCTTGGCGCATAGACTAAGTATAGCTCCTTGGTGCTTGAAATCCAGTCAAGAAGTTCTCTATACTTGTAGTAAGGATTCGTTTTGTTCGGATTAAACAGCAGATTTGCGTTGAATTCTAATTGCGAAGTTTTGAATTTGTTACGCCTAAAGAATCCGTTTCCGGCATAATCTCCATATTCGTGTTCGAACTCAACGCCAAGTCCTGTCGGTGCAAATAAGAAGATGCCGGTTTCGTCATTCAAGGCTATTCTAATGCTGTTTTCATTTTCGAAATAGAATCTTCTCATATAGCACCCAACTTTCTGTTAATGCGACCAGCGAATGCACCGTCATCGAAATACAAATCGCTGCCATTTTGAATTTCCTTAAGAATCTTCCAGCCAACCTCGACCAATTGATCTAAGTTGGCCTGATCTGTGGCCGCATCGGCTTCAATTGACGCCATAACGGCCTGTCTATGAGAAAACAGATTATCGATTTCAGAAGCACCGTTTTCAACGTTCGTCAAATCAAGAACCGGCCGAATCGTATAATCCGTGTCAAAGCCTTCAAGTAACAGCGTGTTAATGTATTCCAATGCAGAAGTCATTCCCGATAATGTAGAATCTGCAAGATTGGCGCCAGAAGCTTCTGCTTTGTCGGCCCATCCGTTAATTCCTAAAACCAATCCTTCTCCGGTGTAGTTACCAATTCTTCTTGTGACTTTGGAAGGAGAATTAATTTCAAGTAAAGCTTCAAGTTTCGAAATGGCTACCGCGGCCAATTCTCCAGCAGCGGCCGACAATTCTTCTTTTGTTCCACGCAATCCTTCTATTAATCCGGCGCCGAAATTAGAACCAACAGATAATATCTCATCCGAGTGATCTCCAATTGCTGAAGCAATACCTGCAGCAATTTCTGTGGCAGCTGGCGTTATTTCGTTGGCTGCCGAAGACTTCATTGCCGACACGATGCCAGAAATAGCACCCTCGCCGATATCAGGCATATCAATGGCGCCAAAGAATTGTTCAGCAATTCTTTGAATCCAGCCAAGTCGAGATTCGATCATATCGAGATCGACATTTCCCCAATAAGAATTTGCCGTATTTAATGCGGTCGCAGTATCGCTGAGACTTGATACGAAACTAAAGATGCCGCTTCCAGTACCAACCGCAGTCTGCAATTCATTAGAAACTCTAATAAATTGTTCAAAAGTTGATCCAACAAAGCTCAAACGAGACACAACGGACGGAGTAAAAACGCCCATAAATGTCGTAAGATCCGGACCTATACTAGAAAGAGATTTTATGAATGTTCCCAGATCGCCGGCGCCACTAGATGAAAACTCCGACTTAAACCCAAGAAAGCTTATGCTTCCTTCTTTTTCTGGGTCGAGCAGGTTCGCAACTTCGGCCAATGCACTAAGTGCGCCAGCGAAATCACTTATAGTGCCGGAGCTTGTTTCAGGCATGCCTTTTATCTTTTCATAAAATCCGGCTATGTTTTCGCCAACGGACGGTAAACTGCTAGCGAACGTTCCAAGATCTTGGGCATATGTCTGATAGATGGCCCAGCCACCGGACTTTCCGCCAATGACCGTATTTGTGGGATCTATAGCGTTGGCAACGTCTACTAGCGCCTGAATTGCTTTCGCCGAATTTTCGATAGCGGTTCTTTTATTCGCTATCAGATGCGCTTGCTCGGCGTATTTGATTATTCCGCCAGAATTTCCATTTTCATCAGTTATAGCTTTAACCAAATCCTCAGCAAATTCGCCAAGCTTCCTAGGTTCGCCTATAACTTTTTGTAAAATTCCACCGGATCTACTTAAAGTCTTCGCAACAGACGCAAGAGATTCTATAGCACCAGCCGATTCGCTAACCGCCGAAGAATCTATGCCTTTGGTGGACTCGGCAAAGGTTTTGAGGCCCGGACCAAGCTTACCAATTCCATCAGCGAAAGACTCGAAGTCAATTCCCTTGTCTTTTCCAAAACTGAAGAAGCGCTGAACCCCTTCAAGAAAATCTGCGGCGGTAAATGCTAATATTGCTTTTCCTAAAGCTTCAAGTCCTTTTGCGTTTCCTGGTACTATTTTGAATTCGTTAAATTTTTCAATCGCCGGGGATAATCTCGTAACAAAATCATTAATATTATCCGCGATTTTAGGTAATGCAGAAGTTACTCCTGCGGCAAATCCGCCAACAAATGATCCAAGAGCATTTCCTAATGCACCCAAAATACCAGAAACCGTATCGATTACAGACAGAACATCAATGCCTTTTCCGGATAGCCAGTCATTAAGAACATATATGCCGGCAATAATAGCACTTAATCCAGCAATAACAACCAGCATTCCTCCGATACCGGAGAGAGCTGCTACAGGATTCGAAACCATTCCTATCAATGACAAAGAGGCCGTCGCAAAAGTAAGTGCTGCAATTAATGCACTTACACTTTTGGCAATCGACATGAGAGACGACGGGTCTTTAATGTTCTTGGACATAAGAACAAGCGCCAGTCCAACACTGCCAAGCATAGTCGCCATTGCGGCCATCGATACGCCCAAGCCAGCCCACTGCATCGGCGTAACATTAGGAATTACGGATAACAATGCCACCGCGCCAGAAAGAGCAGACACCACCATTACAATGGATAAAGCATTCGCGAGCATTGCTTTGCCAGAAACTCCGGCTTTTCCAAGATATGTCAAAGCGGCAACAACTGGCGCAAGCATGGTGACAAACATAAACAGTGTCTGCATAACTTGACCAATATAAAAAGAGCTTGCCATTTTTGACAGTATCTTAAACGCCACGGACAAAGTCATAAGAGTGCCGGATAGTGCAATAGACGATGCGAGTACTTGCTCCATCGGCAAATAAGAAAGCCATATGAGCGACGTTCCAATAGCAGCAATGATAAGCGAGATACCAAGCAATGGCATAATCTTAACGTCTGCTAAAGACTTTCCGGCAAGACGTAATGACCCGGCAAGAGCCACAAAGACGCTTCCCAAAGATGTGGCGGCAACAAGCATGCCTGCAAAATCTTTATCTAAATGAGACATCAGAATTAATACAGTTCCGATTACTCCAACAAGAAACGCCAAGCCAAAGAATGTGGCGCTTTTCACGCCGGATAATGCTTTTTGACCTATTGCCAACGACGTGCCGAGCGCAAGTAATATTCCACCAAGCAAAGACGCCGCGATAAATATTTCGCCATAATCGAACTTGGTTAATATCCATAATACGCCAACAATCGCTATAACCATGGCAGCAATTCCGGTAAATGCATTGCCATTTGCCTTTACTCTCGACGCAGCTAATAAAGCAACAGATACTTCGAATAAAATGATACCTAAATCGGCTAACGCCTTTTGTAATTCTGCACGGTCAAATCTTGTCAATAATTTTAATGCGCCAACAAGAAGTAATACTCCAATTCCAAGTCCGGCAAGTGCAGCGCCAATCGACAGCATCTGCTTAGCTTCTGCTTTCATAAGCCTTGACACGCCAGCAATACCGGCCATAGCCCCTAATAAAATGCCGAGAACCATCACCAATGTAAAGAGTTCCGCGATTCCGGTTTTTTGCAAATGCTCGATCGCCAAACTAACAAGAAAAATTGCCGCACCAAGCGCCGCAATTACGGCCGCCGTTTGCCAAGAAGATTTTATAATTCTTTGCATGGCAAAAGATACGGCCGTTAATACGACCACTACTCCGGAAATAATTAAAACGGTCGCTAAACCCTTATTAAATAAATCGACATTTTTCTCAAGTTTTTGTAAATAATCGTTTATTTTGCCAAAAGCCAATATTAGTAAAATGACTGAGGCCGCTACTCCGATCAAACCAATTCCAAGGTTTTTAATACCATTACCGGCCAACCCAAGAAGCAATCCAGTCCCGGCTAAAACCGTCATAATACCAGACAAAACAACAAATACATTGAATAAATTATCGGTTGGTATCTCATTGATTGCAACCATGGCTTTTGCCAAAATAAATAAAGCAGAAGAAAAGGCTAAAATTGTAAAGGATGCACTTCTCATCGATCGAGTATTGATGAATCCAATCTTAGTGAGTGCGCCAATTGCAGCATTATACCCAACGGACAATCCGGCTAAAACACCGCCAAGCAAAGATAATGCGGCTATATATGTGAATACTTTTTCTACCGGGACTTGCGAAAGAATATAAATAGCTCCAGAAAGCATTAAAATCGACTCGGCTATGCGCTTTATATATAAGCCTTTCGCAAATGTCGTGGCCATGGATTTTAAAGCTGCAGGAAACCCGCCGATTTTAGCCAACGCGCCACTAATTGCGCTTGTCAACTTCTTTAAATTTCTTGCGGCAACCACCGCGGCAAACGCTTCTATGCCAATAGATAGATCATTAAATACATTTTTGAAATCAAATTCTTTAAGTCCATTCCAGAATTCCCTAAGCGTTTGAAGTAAATAACCAAGTAATCCGGTAATGCCGGCTGCAGAAAAAGCTTTTTTAGCCCCAGAACCGATTTCGATAATTTTATCGGAGATTTTTCGTAATACTGTAAGAGCTTTATTTTTTACACTCTGGAAAGCCGCAGAATTAACAAACTCTTTAAGCTTGGCGTGCACAAATTTTATAGCCGAACCAATTTTGGAGAATGCAAACTGCGCAGCCCAGCCTATAGTTTTAAACAACGGAGATAAAAATGAATATATTTTTTTTCCGATTCGAACGGCTGTTGCTCCGAAATCTATAAACCACTGAATAAGTCCATTTATAAAACTTAAAATTTTCGGTCTATCTGTAACATTCGATGCGTCTATAAATTCATTTAATTTGGCCGTTGCTTTTGATAAATATGGGCTAGCAAATTCTTTTATAGAATTCCAAGTATCTGATAATATTTTCCCAAGAGTGTTAACCGCCGGAAGATTCAAGAGTTCCTCAAGAAAATCAGCAAAATTATCCGTAACATTACCGATAATATCACTTAATCTTGAAACAAATTGCTCGACCTTTGCAACAATCTCTGCAAATTTTTCAGACTTAACAGTTGCATTTACAGTATTTGTTATAAAATTGCCAATACTAGATGCTATAACGCCAAACAATCTAGCAAATGGGCCGATTAATTTTAATAAAGGAGAAGCTATTGTAAATATAGCTTTTATCACCGTTTTGACGCCATCCAGCAACGACAACAGCCCACGCACAATGTCTAATATTGGGCGAAGTGTCTCGTCGACTTCCTCATTGTGTTTCGTAACTTCCTGGTAATAGCCCTTGTCATAAAGAGTCATGGTGTCTTCCATAGATCTACCAAGCATTTTTAAAGTGCCCGGTATTTCTTTTTTTGTGACAAGGTCCTTAAAACTGGCAGTAAGATCTCTTACTTTTTCAGTAAACGCAACAAGACTTTTCGGCGATAAACTCGGAAATATACTTTCAAAAACTTGGCCCACTTCGGAAATAACAGATTTTAATCCAGTCCAAGCATTTGCTACGGATTCAATAAAAGCTTCGTATCCGCCATTTTTATGCCAATACTTTAAAATTTTTGAAAGCGACTCCGTAGGCATAGAAAATACTTCTATTAATTCATTAGCTACGGAGGTCCAAACGGTTTTTGCTTCTTCATAGTTACCAAATATCAATTCAAAAACATTCATCCAGCCAGTGCTAACCGCGTCCTTTACGGCATCAATAGCATCTTTGAATGTTTTTGCTTCTTGCGCAGCATGATAAGCGTTAAGACCAAACTCCTGAGTGGTATCGGCATATTTTTGCATTGTGGCTAAAATAACGTCTTTTGTTATCCAGCCTTTTTGAAGACTATTGTTAAATGCATTTACCGTTACTTCAGATCTTCCAAGTTTCGTAACTATTTTCGACCCTTGTTTTATAAGAGTTCCTGCCGCAAGACCCGCTTCAATGAATTGCTCCTTAACATCTTTTGTGGCCATGTTTAGGTTCTCAATGCTTTTCCAGTCTTGCAGTTTTAATGCACCAGAACCAATCGCCTGGCTTATATTATAAAATGCACTAGATGCCCGGTCAGTCCCAACGCCCGCCTTTGCCGCCCAGTTAGCAATACCTTCCATGGCAGTTTCGGCGACCTCAAGGTCTACGCCGGCCGACGTAAATTTACCAATACTGCTAGCCATTTCTGTATAGCTATAGCTAGTTTCATCGGTATACGTATTTAACTTCGCAAGAACTTTGGATACTTCTTCGATTGACTTTCCGGTCGCGTTCATTATCGTCTGCACCGACTCGGTCTTTCGAGCATACTTATCAAAACCGGCCGATATCTGGCCTATAGATAACGATTTAGTCCATTGAAGTCCAAAATTCACCAGCTTATCGGTTAAATTTCTTACTACTTGCTGCGCCGCAACATTTAAAATATCAAAACGTTTTGCTATACTATCTGTAGATTTTTCAATATTGCTTAAGTCGATGGCCTTTATCGACTTATTAAGCATTTCGAAGCCTTCCGAAGATCCTTTAAGATCCAAACTCTCGTTGAGTTTGTTAAGCGTTTTAATAGACTCTTCTGCGTTTTTTTCGAACTGCTTGTTATTAAATCGCATTTCTACAACGCGTTCGTCAATCGTATCGCTCATCTGCGGATCAGCTCCTTCCATATAGTATTTGCCATTTCATCAAACACCGGCCGCAATGCCGGGTTTATATAATCTCGGCCTTCGACATATCCGCCCGTTCCGGTTCCATGCCCATATTGCAAAATTATGGCAATATTAACTCCGTCGTTCAAATTTTCATTCGACCAAACAATAGATATACTGCTTCGGTTTTCTTCGATCGAATAACTCCAAGAATTTGCAGTATTACCCGTATCGAACGGCGTGTTGGCGGATAATGCTTCGACGCCTTTTATTCCATAGCGATCTAAAATCGCTTTATAATCCAAATTAATAACATTTTTTAAAAATTTATAAGATTTGCTAAAATTACCCCGATGCTTTATAGTTATAATACTAGACATACATCAACCTCGAGACCCCGAAGCCTTTCTTCGAGCAGCATTTAATGCGGAATTACGTTTCATTATTTCTCCACAGCTCATTTTCTTTCCGGGATTGTTTTTAATATTCACAACACGAATCAGGGCAAGCAAACGATTAAGATGCCATTTTTGGCATTCAAAAGGGATCTGTAAAGCGACCATCCAATAATATATAATCTCGGATGTGACTATTTCCCGATTTTTCTTTTGATTCGGATCTTCCGAAAATGTAGTAGCAGTCATCGGGTCGCTTATATAGTCATTAATTTTCCTCATAATAGAGGGCGTTATTCGTAAATATACGCCAGGATCAACATTTGGCGTTATTGTCATGCACCGCAAGTAATCAAGTGTTTCTTCGGCGCTTTTTGAGGCCTTAGAAAGGAATGGTTTTTTCCATTTAGCCTCCCATTTTGAAATAGATACCAGAGAATGCTCCATAGAAAGAACTTGCTCTTTTCTGAGATAAAACGTGTTCGTTCTAGGATCAAATTCTTCCGTTTCTGGTATAACAATTGTGAGCATTCTCTGGCCTCCTTATCTTAAAAAATTACTTGGTTACAGTATTATTGGGAACGTCAAAATCTGCGGGAATTACTGCTTTAATAAAATCAGATGCTTTATCGGCATCGGTGGCAATTTCCATAAACAGTTCATCATAAGCATTGGTCTGAATAAATGCATCAGACAATTCCTTGGACTTGATAAACCGACGACCATCAGGAGACTTTTCGCCATATGCCTTGATGATAAGTTCCTTAAAAATAGCAAGAATCCGTTTTCCATCCTGCGTTTCGACAATTTTCTCGATCATCTTAGTAAGACCACCTTCGGCAGAAAGCTCCATCTCCGTGAGCTCGGACTTAGTAAGATTGAAGTAAAAACTCTCTTCTCTGAGATTCCCATCAAAAT